AGTACCATGAAGCAGGTTAACCAAAATCGCCTCAATAGAGGAGATAATGGCCTGCGTAACCAGGGGATCATTCGGCCGAGCAAGCACCGTTTGAAGCCGGACAGGACGGATGACTCCGTCTGTCATGGTCATGTAGTAGTCGACGGCGACTAGTGTGCGGGTACCCGGTTGTTTAGTCCGGGAATCCACATAACCTTGATGTTTAATCAAGATCTCCGTAGGAAGCGAAGCTCCCCGCGATGTTTCACGTCGCAATGATCCTTCGCTATCCGAATAGATCAGTTTAAACGCCAACGTACTAACCGTGATATCAGACGTCATATATGATGTTTGATTATTATCTGAGCCCAAGCGATTTAATCGCTTGAACTTTCTTGGCACTTAGGTTCGCAGCCATTTGGCTGATCAAGCTTCCCGTAAGGAAAGCCTGCTTCTTTCCAAACCTACCGCTGGCCCCAATAGAGATACTGGGACTAACGGACTTTCTGGTGTAGGAAGACAACTTAACAAACGCAACCTGGGATCCATCGTAAATCGAGGTATTCGAGGCGTTGATCCGGACATGTTTGACCGGACAACTAACCTTAAACTTCTCGCTCACGGTGATTTCTGAAATCTTCTTGGTATTACCCGTAAGGGCGTTATCAAGAGACGTCAGAACCCCAGACAGATCAACGAACCAGTCAACGACGAAAGAGAATGGAATTCTCTCCCATGCGTAACTAGCGGGTCCTGTGACCCCGAATCGCGCAATCAGATTATCAAGACGACTAAAAATGTCTTGACTATATCTGACGGTACGAATTCCCTTAACGGATACGGTGCGGACGGCATCCCCTTGCGGGGTGGTCGTCCAATAGCCACCGAGATCCGGACCTGTACAATAGCCTACGTCGAATCCGTTGTTGCCGGGAACCAAGTGGTCCTCGACAACTCCAGAACAACGAACGTGAACCGACTGTTCGGTTCCAGCTGCCTTAATTCTCTGAGCTAACTGCTTCTTATATGAGGCAGTCGCCTTTGAGAGTTTACGCATATCTGAGACTAGCG